CGAACGGGCTCAAGCCCTAGTATCCAGGCCGTCTAGCGCCATTCGTAAAATCGTATCAGATTGTGACGATTATCCTTGCACGGGCCACGGGGGCGCGGTAGGCCCTCCTCACGTTGGCAGAGGGGCCGACGGAGAGCGGGCGGCAGCCCGCAGAAGGAGAGAGACGGCCCGCCGGAGCGAGACGGAGAGGACGGAGAGGAGGCAGAGGATGGCGACGACCCGGACGACGACTTCGACGCCTGACGGGGGCGACAACCTCGCCCGGCGCGCCCTCGTCGAGTGCGGGCTGACGCACGACGCCCTCGCCTGGGTGCTCTGCGTCAGCAGGGGGACGGTCACGCGGTGGGCGGCGGGCGACGCCACGGCGATCCCGGGGCCGGTGGTCGTCGCCCTCGACGCCCTCCTCGGGGGCGACCTCGGGCCGCGAGTCGCCGAGGCGCGGGCGCGGTTCCCCCACCGGCGGGGGAGGCCACGGACTCGGCCTGACCCCGGTGAGGCAGAGGTCGCCGCGGTGATCGCGGTGATCGAGGGGGGCGAGAACGACGCGCCGTAGAAGGTGCGGCGCGCGGCCGATGCCTTCCGGCGGGGCCTTTCGCACAAACCTGCCCGGCTTCATGCCGGTCGCCCCCTTGCCTTCCGCGCCGTTCCGTGCCTACCCTCCGGCGCGTGACCCGCTCCGCTGGCAGGGTGGACGCGCGGACGCAGGCGGCGGTGGACATCCTCGCCGGCCTCGCCGCGCCCGACGTGCAGCGGGTCTTCCGGGCGACGGGCGGACTGGCGACGGCGCGGGCGCGGCGGGGGCACGCCGCGGACCTCCAGGCCCTCGCCTACGACCTCCTGCCCGAGCACTTCGACCCGGCGGTCGGCGCGTCGCCGTTCCACCTAGACGCCTTCGGCGTGCTCGGGCGCGCGGCCGCGCAGACGGACGCCGCGCTCCGGGTAGCGATCGCGGCTCCACGCGGGCACGCGAAGTCCACGATCGCCGGGCTCGCCCTCCCTCTCGCGTGCGTGCTGCACCCCGAGCGGTACGATCGGCGGTTCATCCTCCTCGTGCGGGAGACGCACGCCCACGCCGTCCGGGAGCTCGCGACCCTCGCGCACGAGTTGGAGCACAACGAGCGGATCCGGGCGACGTACGGCGACCTCGTGACCGAGGAGTGGCGACAGGACGAGATCGTCACGTCCACCGGCGTCATGGTGAAGGCCATCGGCGCGGGCGACGCCGTGCGCGGCCTCAAGTGGGGCGCCCACCGTCCGGACCTCGCGATCGTGGACGACCTGGAGTCCGACGAGGGAGTGCAGTCGTCGGAGCAGCGGCGCAAGCTCAGGCTCTGGTTCAGCCGGGCGCTGCTCGCGGTGGGCGACGCGCGCCGCGGCCTCGACGTCGTCGTCGTCGGCACCATCCTGCACTACGACTCGCTCCTGCGGTGGCTGACGACTTCGGCGCCCGGGTGGACGCGGCGGACCTACCGGGCGGTGCTGGCATGGCCGGACGCCCTCGACACGCTCTGGCGCGAGTGGGAGGCGGTCTACAACGCCGACGAGACGGAGGGGCGCACGGAGGCGCGGGCCTTCTACGAAGCGCGGCGCGGGGCGATGGACGCGGGGGCCGCCGTGCTCTGGCCGGGAGGCGACCCGCTCTACTCGAACATGGTCTATCGGGCGGAGTTCGGCCCCGGGGCGCACGCCGCCGAGAAGCAGAACGAGCCGCGGGACGCCGAGACGGCGCTGATCGATCCGGACTGGATCCGGTACTGGGAGGGGCAGCCGCCGGCGTTCGTGAGCGTCGTCACCGTGTTCGACCCGGCACTCGGGCAGCCGAGCGGGGACTACCAGGCCGTGGTCACGCTCGGGCGGACGACGGACGCCCTGCTCTACGTGCTCCGGGCGGACCTCCTGCGGCAGCCGCTGGATCGGGTCGAGGAGCACGCGCTGCGGGGCGCTGTCCAGGATCACGCCTCGGTGCTCGTGGCCGAGGACGACAGCATGGAGCGCGTGCGGGCGGACCTCCACCGCCTCTGCGCCCGACTCGGGATCACGATCGGGCTGGAGGGGCGGAAGCAGTCGAGGGCGAAGAAGGCGCGGCTCGTGACCTTGCAGCCGCTGATCCGGCAGGGGGCGATCCGGTTCAGGCGCGAGCACCGACTGCTTGTCGACCAGCTCCTCGCCCTGCGCGCGGACGGCACGAGCGTCGACCACGACGACGGGCCGGACGCACTGGAGATGGCGAAGGACCGGCTCGGGTACGTCGCGGCGCACGGGGCGCGGCAGGCGAAGCCGGCCCGCGCGGACAACGGGCACGGCGGCGGGATCGGGGACTTCGGCGGGGAGAGTGCGTCGTCGCTCTTCGGGGGGAGGGAGAGGATCGAATGGTGAACGCGAGCATGATCGTCTACCTCGCCCACCCCTTCACCGGCGCCGGCCTCCCCGACGGCCCGTGGCGCTCGACGTCGCGGAACACCGCCCGGGTCCGCGCCCTCGCCGCCGGGATCGAGGCGACGAACCCGCACATCGCTTGCCGCTACTCGCACGGCCGGGCGGACACGGACCGGAGCGAGGCGGCGATCCTCGCGTGGTGCCTGCGGCTGATCACGGGAGACTCGGATCCGGAGACGGAGCGGTACGTCGCGGGCGCGGGGGACCGGCGCGGCCTCGATGCGACGGGCAGCGGCGGCCCCTTCGGCCCGCACCCGGTCGGCAGAGTCGGCTACGCCCCCGCCGCGGCGGTGTGGGTGGTCGGCCCGGTGAGCTTCGGCATGGAGCGCGAGATCGGGCATGCGGCGGGGCGAGGGATCCCGGTCGTCGCCGTGGACCCGGAGCAGCAGCAGGCGTTCATCCGCGACGGCGAGCGGGCGGCGGCGCGGGCGACTGCCGAGGTCACGCGGCGCGTTGTCCACGACGTGCTCGCGGGGCTCCTCGATGCCCCGGACTTCCGGGGGGCTCGGGCGGTGGTGTCCGCGTTCTTCCTCTCCGAGTCGTGGGAGCTCGGCGGCGGGACGATCGACTACGAGAAGCGCCTCGGCGCGCAGGTGCAGAACGGCTCGGGTGCGCTCGCGTTTCGGGGGTCGGTCGAGACGACGGCGCTGCGGTGCGCGCGGGCGTCGGCGCTCATGCGGGACTGCGGGCTGACGCCGGACGAGCGGACGGCGCTGCGGGCCCGCGAGGTGGAGGGGCACTCGTACCGCGGCGTGGCGCTCGCCCTCGGGTGGCCGGACGACGGCGCCGCCGAGGACCGGGCGCGGCGCCTCGCGGAGCGGGCGATCCGCAAGGTGCGGAACGCTCTGCGGGCGGACGAAGCGACGCGGGAGCAGGCCCGCGAGGAGGCGACGGCATGACGACTGGAGCAGACGAGGTGCGCGACTATTGGCGCCGCCTCGCACGGGTCGAGGAGCGGGAGGCGCTGCGGAAGGGAGACGGCGCATGATCCAGTACCCGACGAACGGCCGCGCTGCGAAGGCCGCGGCCTCTGCGACGGACGCCCCGCTGACGCCAGAGGAGCAGGCCACGAGGCAACGGCTTGTCGCCGTGGCGGGCGCCTCGCTCGTCAACGCCGTGGCGGCCCGGCTCGCAGCGGCCGGCCTGCCCGTTGTCGAGGGCGGCGTCATGCTCCGGTGGGACGGCGCCATCATGTACCGGGTGCCGCTCGTGGTCGGACGGCCGGTGTCGGCCCGTGTGCTCTTCGACGCCATTGGGGGCTCAACACCGGAGGCGCAAGGCATCGCAGCGGCTGTGCTCGCGGCTGAAGCGCAAGTGCTCGTGCGGGAGATCGTGCCAGCGGTGCGGACGTGGGCGGCCCGGGTCGACGGGCAAGTGCAGGCGGAACGCAAGAGGAAGCATCGCGGTGCACCAGACGACGTGGCCGGGGACGCGACCCCGACGCCGGAGGAGCCGCGGCGGATCATCGTCCCCGGAGGGTAGGCGCATGCCAGGCCCGGCCAAGCACGTCCACACGAAGGTGATCGACGGAACTCGCTACTGGTACTACGGCGACGTGCCGCGGCCCCAGGACGTGGCATCGACCGACGCGTTCCGCGAAGGCCACGACCGGACTTTCACGTGCGGCGGCTGCGGGCAGCGGAAGAGCACGCACGACTGGCGGGCGTGCGAGGGCGAGCACGGAGGGGACGCGGAGTGAAGGGTCGCTGTCCGCTCTTCGCCTCGGCATGAGCCGCCCGCTCCTCCAGAAACGCAAGCGACGGAAGCAGCCGCCGTACAAGGCCACCTATAACGTCAGCGAGGCCGCCGCGATTCTCGATGTCGCCGACGATACGATCTACAGGATGTGCCGCGATGGCCGCTTGCGGTGGCGGCCCGGGGTGTGCGGGCGCCGCATCCTCGCCGGCTCGGTCCTCGCTCGGCGCCGATGGGACGCGGTCGATCGGGCGCAAGCGGAACGCCAGGCGGCTCGGTGGTCTCGCGTGCGCGCGAGCATCGATTCGGAAGTCAGCACCAGCGCAAGCGGCGAGGCTGTTTCTGTGTCGCAGTGCTCGCAATCTGGCATTGCGCCCGATCCAGCAGCAAGCGACAATGACGGCGTGAACAGCACCCGAAGGCGGGACTTCGGTCACCGAACCCGCGGCGAGTCCGACTGCTCTGGAGCGGAGACGGGGGCGCGGCCCCCGTGCGGCTGTTCCGCTCCCGGGATCGGCTGCCGGTCGCGTCGAGCCAGGGGCGTAGGGGGCGCTGCCGCGGACAACCCGCGGGAGCCCACGGCGCCGGAGCGCTCTGCCGACGTGGACGGCGACATAGCCGGGAAGAGGCGCGCCTCGACCTGAACGGCGCCGCGCGAGCGGTGGGCCACATGGGGCAGAGCGCAGCGACCCGGAACGAGCACCCGACGACCTCGCGTCGCGGTGGGGCATGGAGGGGGAGCGGCCGGCCGATTCGCCGCTCGGGGGCACCGGGATGGTCATGGGTTCGCTCGGCGACTCCCGCGCGTGCGAGCATCGCGGAGCGATCCGGCGCCACGTCAAGGCGCAGCACGCTTTCGGTACGAACGCAGCCGCCGATCCCGCTTGCGCCGGCGCGGGACGCGGCTACGCTCTAGGCATCCTCGGACACGAGCACGCAGGACACGGCGGCAGGGCGGAGGCCCGCCCACGGAGGGCGGAGCATGGCGGCTGACTCGCTTCGGCGTGAAGTGCCGACCGCCGCACTCGCAGCGTCGCCCCGCCAGCGCAGCGACCGGCCGCAACCGAACCTGACGGCCGCCGGCACCACGGGCACCTACCTGCCCGCCGGCATCATCACGGGCGAAGAGGAGAACGTAAAGCTTCGGTGGAACCTCTCGCGCGGCGGCACCTCGCCGACCAGCGCGGGCGAGTACCACCGCATGGCGACGCAAGACCCCGAGATCGCCGGGGCGTTGCGCGCGATCACGTCCGTACTCCTCGGCGCCCCCGTGACGGTGGAGCCGCCGCCGGACGCGGACGAGCAGGACGAGGCCGCGTCGACGTTAGTGCAGGATGCGTGGGACGGCCTCGACGGGGGGCCGCGTCGGTTCCAGCGCGAGGCGTTCACGCTCCTGACGTACGGCTTCAGCCTGTTCGAGACCGTGCACCGGCGCGACGAGGACGGGCGCATCCTCTGGTCGGAGTTCGCGAGCCGGCTTCAGCGCACCGTCCAGCGGTGGAACGTTGACCCGGTCACGGACCGCCTCACGTCGGTGGGCTTCCTGGCGCCGTTCGGCGGGCAGAGCTTCAAGGCCTACGACCTGCCCGCGTCGTCGCTCGTGCTGTTCAGCCTCGACCGGACGGGCAACAACTTCGAGGGCCGCAGCCTTTTGCGGGCGGCCTACACGTACTGGATCTGCAAGAAGCAAGCGATCCGCGGCACGGCGATCGACGTGGAGCGCGCCGGACATGGCTTCATGCTGTTCGCGCAGGATGGCGAGGGCGCGCCGCCGAGCGACGAGGACGAGGCCCGGCACGCCGAGATCGCTCTCAACTGGCGGACGAACGAGGCGGCGCACGCCACGGTCCCCGCAGGGTGGAGGCTGAGCTTCGAGTTCCCGGACATTCCATTTGCGGGACGCGTCGAATGGCTCCGCTACCTCGACCAGCAGATCAGCAAGACGTTCCTGGCGACGTTCATGCAGCTTGGCATGGCGAGCGCAGGGACGCAGGCCCTCGGCGACACGCTTCTCGACCTATTCCTCCGGTCGCTGCGCGCCCTCGCGGACACGTTCGAGGACGCGATGAACGCGGCCGGCGGTCCGGTGCGGCAGCTCGTCGACCTGAACTTCGGCCCTCGGAAGCGCTATCCCCGGCTACGGATTGGGAGCCTCGCCAGGGACCACGCGGGCCAGGTGCTCGACCGACTCAAGGGCGGGCTCGACGCGGGGCTGTTCGGCAAGTGGACCGCGGCGGACGCGAACGTCGCTCGCGAGCTCGCCGACCTCCGGCCTCTGGCCGAGGAGGAGGCGGAGCGGATCGACGAGGCTGGGGCGGCCGGCGCGGAGCCGAGCGCAGGCAGCGGCGGGACGCCAGAGGTGCCCACGCCGCCATCGCCCAAGGCCCTCGCCGAGCATCCAGCAGCCTTCTCCGGCACGGTGGTCGACGGACTCGGCCGGAGCATGAAGGCGCGGCGGGCGCTGCTCCCGGACGAAGAGTGCCTGGCCCTCGCGGACATCGCGGCGCTGTACGACCGCGGCGAGGAGACGTTCGAGTCGGCGGCCCGCGGCCCGCTCGACCGCGGCGCACGGAAGATGGCAGCGGCGGTCCGCGCCATCGTCTACGACGACGGCCTGACGGCGGCCGAGCGCGTGAGCCGCATGGCGGCGCTCGCGTTCCCGGAGGACGCGAAGGCGGCGGTGCTCACGTCCGTGGCGGCGCACCTCGCCGGCCTCGCGGCGGACGCAGCGGAGGAAGGGCGGGGCGACGTAGCGCGGCAGCTTCGGCGCGGCGGTACGCAGCCGCGGCAGAAGGCGGCGAAGGGCACGCCTGGCGCCACGGTCCCGGTGAAGATCGCAGTCGTCCGCACGCCGGACGCTGCGGCGCTCGCGGAGGCGCAGGCCGAGGTCGTCGTCGGGCGCATGGTGTCCGGCGTCGAGGCGAGCATGCGTGACGCCGGGGCGCGGGCCGCAAGGCTCGGGCCGGAAGGCGCAGCGCGGGCCCTGCTCGACGCTGACACGCTCGTGGAGCGGTGGGCGGAGTCCACCTTCCGGGCGTGGGCGACGACGGCCGTCAACCCGGTGATCACGGAGGGGCGGGCCGAGGGCGCCATGGAGGCGTTCGAGGCGGCGGGCGTCGAGGCGGTGGAGCAGGTGCAGTTCTCGTCGGTGCTTGACGAAGGCACCTGTCAGCCCTGCGCCACGCTGGACGGGACGCGGTTCCCGTACGGCTCCGACGAGTTCTACCGGACGCAGCCTCCGTACCAGGACTGCGACGGGCGGGCACGGAACGCGTGCCGCTGTATTCATATCCTGATTGGCGCGGTGGACTCGGGCGAGGAGGAGTAGCGCATGCTCGTTCAGCAGGCGCGCCACCTCGGCCCCTTCCCTATGCTCGCCCTCGCGGACACCGAGACCGAGGACAACGCACCGCTACGGAAGTGGGTGCTGATCGCCCCGCTCGGGACACAGGTGGTCCCTGGCTATGACACGCCGTATACGCTCGACGCAGCAGGGGCGCGGCGGATCGTCGAGGTCTGGCAGCACTACGCAGACCACGGCCACAGGGCGATCTTCGATTGGGGCCACGGCTCGGTCTTCCCGTCCACGCCGGAGATGCACGGCAAAAGCGGCGAGATTCACGGCATGGAGTTCCGAGAGGCCGAAGGCGTCTACGCGGACGTGGAGTTCACGTCCCGGGCGTCGAGCCTGATCCGGTCTGGGGACTTCGATCAGGTCAGTCCGGAGCTCCGCTCGACGTGGCGGAACCTCGACACCGGCGAGACGGAGGAGGGGCCAGCCGTGCACGCAGTCGCACTCACCGCACGCGGGCAGCTCGGTGGCATGCCGGCGCTGACGGCCTCATGGCAGGCGCTTGCAACGAAGTTCGGCCTCTCGGACGCGTCGGCCCTGCTCGACCACGCGCGGCACTGCGTCGGTGACGCGGCGAAGGCCGGCAAGTTCGGCGCGGCCTCGGCGGCGGTCTGCTCGTGCTCGTGCGCGTGCTGCGCCACGGGGTGCTGCTGCTGCCCGTGCACGTCCCCTGCGTGCGGGTGCTCCTGCTGCCTCGGACGGGCCGGCGACGCGTACTGCTGCATGCCGGGCGGCGGCGCCTGCTGCTGCTGCGCCGAGGTGAAGTGCGTCGAGATCGACCCGGAGTGGTCGACGGTCATGGTGCACAACCACAAGACGGGCGTGCACTACATGGCGGACCTCGTGGACGTGGGCGGCAGCATGACGCTCGGCAACGTCCGCGAGGGCACGATGGAGTTCAAGCCGAAGGGCTCGATGACGCCGCCCGCGGGCGGTCAGGAGGACATGGTCATGGCGGACGCGGCACAGGCGAAGGCCCTCTCGGACGCGCAGGCGGAGAACGCCCGCCTCCTCGCGGAGAACACGACCCTCAAGGCGCTGGCCGAGGCCGCGAAGGCCGCGGGGGCCGAGACGCCGGAGGCGATCCAGGCGCTCGCGCAGCGGCCCGCGCAGGACCGCTTCGCCGCCCTGGAGGCGACGGTCACAACGCTGGGGCAGAACCTGGCGTCGCGCGACGAGGAGATCAAGGCGCTCTCCGCGGCGAACGCCGCCTACGTGCAGGAGCGGAAGGAGAAGGCCGCCAACGACCTCGTCCGCGTCTACGAGGACAAGGGCAAGATCACGCCCGCGACGCGGGACCACTTCCGCAAGATCGCGCTGGCCGACCCGGACGGGTTCAAGGCGCTGGCCGAGGTGATGCCGGTGCACGCCAACTACGCCCCGCGCGGCACCGCCGGCGACGACGACCGGAGCGAGCAGCCGGAGACCCTGCACGGCGTGGCGATGGCCCTGGCGGAGACGATGACGCCCGGCAACCCGATGGCGTCGTACGGCAAGGCCGTCGAGCAGACCGCCAAGGACAGGGAGGACCTCGTCGGCGCGTGGCGCAACGGCGTGCCGAACGTCGTGTCGATCCGCCGGTAGTCCAGCAGCAGCACCCATCCGGCGGCCCACGCGGACGCCAGCAGAGCACCAGAGCCAGTGACCGGCGCACGCCGGCAGGAGGATTCCCATGGCCGTCGGCAACCCCGTCACCACGACTTTCCGGGCCGCAGCAGCGACGAACCTCTCCGCACAGGCGAACGTGGGCCTCGGCGTCGCCCTCGACGCCGACGGCCGCCTCGTGCTCGCCGGCGCCAACGGCCGGGACCGTGTCGGGATTCTCGTGGACGGCGGCCGGGCCGCGGGCGACCCGTGTCTCGTCGCCATCTCGGGCCTCTGCCGCGCGCAGGCCGGAGGCGCCATCGTCGAGGGCGACTACGTGACGTCGGAGGCCGGGGGCGGGATGGTCGTCGCCGACGAGGCGGACGACCTCTTCGGGATCTGCGTCCAGCGGACCGACGTGGCCGACGGCCAGATGTTCGACCTCCTGCTCTCCCTGTCCGGCGGCTCGACGGCGCCGCAGCCGTAGCAGCAGCCTGACGGCAGGCGTCTCGTGGCGCCGGCCCAGCAACGCAACCACCGCGCGGGCACGAGGCCCGCCAAGCACAGCCAACACCAGTGACGCCGCAACCCGCCCGCGCAGGGGGAGGGGGAGGCACGGAGGATTCCGATGGCGGTTCCCGGCCCCACCTCTCTCCAGGTGCGCGCGGTAGACCCGGTCCTGACCGGGCTCATGTCCCTGCACGCCAACGCCAAGGCGGCGTTCATCGCGGACGCGGCCTTCCCGCCCACGTACCGCGCCGGCGAGCACACCGGCACGTACTTCCGCGCGCACACCGACTTCGGCGGGCACGCGGTGACGGACATCCACCGTGCGCCCGGCGACGGCTACAGGCGTGGCGGCTTCAACCTGACGAACGCCACCTACCGCTGCATCGAGTACGGCTGGGAGACGCCGATCGACAGGGCGCTGGCCGCCGGCTCGCAGACGCCGATCAGCCTGGAGGAGCTCGCGGCCACGCTCTCCCTCCACGAGGTCATGATCGCCCGCGAGCGCCGCGTCCGGGACGCTGCGTTCATCACGGGCCAGTGGACCACGGAGGCCACGCTCGGCGCGGCCGCGCAGTGGGACGATGGCGGCGGAGCGCCGCTCGCCAACCACTGGACGGCGATCGAGACGGTCATGACGCAGACGAAGAGCGCCAAGCGCCCGAACGCTGCCATCTACGGGCAGGCGTCGTTCCGCGTCCTGATCCAGAACCAGGACTTCACGACCCTGATCCCGCAGGCGCAGAGCACGTCGATGCTCTCCGAGGACCAGCTCATGCAGGTGCTCGCGGGCGCGTTCGGGCTCAAGAAGGTCTTCGTCGGCCGGGCCGTGGAGTCCACGGCGGTCGCCCAGGCGGACCTCGGGGAGACCCTGGCGTTCATCCTGCCGGACAACGCGCTGATCTTCTACGCGCCGGAGCTCGACCCGGAGGGCGGTCGGCAGCTCGGCGCCTTCGGGCAGATCGCGTCCACGGACGGCGGGGCGCCCACCGTGGTCGATCGCTACTACGAGGACGACAAGCGGTGCGACGTGGCGCGGGTCCGCGAGCAGCGGGCCGAGGTCGTCTACGACGCGGGGGCGGGATACCTGATCCTGGACTGCGCGAACTAGTCCTGACGATCCGCCGTTGCAGGCGGCGAGGAGATGGAGCCCATGAGCAAGAAGGACGACGAGATCGCCCGCCTCCAGGCGGAGATCGACACGTTGCGAGCCAGGGCCGCAGGCGGGCCGGTCGCGGCTGCGCCCGGGAAGCCCCGCGAGGAGATCCTGGCCGGGCCTCACCACTGGCGGTGGCAGGGTCACGGCACGCTCTTCCTCGGCTCCGGCACCGGGCCGGACGGCGGGAACCAGTGCGGGATCCAGAAGCCGGGCGATGTCGTCTCCGAGGAGTTCGCCCTCGCCGAGATCGAGAACGGCGGGGCATCGGCCGCTTACCTCGTGCCGTGCGAAGGGGAGGCGGAGATCGATGCGCCGCTCGCCCTCGGGTCGCCCAACGCGTCCCTGCCGCGGGTGCGGGCGCACACGCGCCCGGCCACCATCCCGGACCATGGCGGCGGCGCCGTCGCCTGACGCGTGTCCAGCCTGCGGCCCAACGACCAGCGCCCGGCGTGTCGCCCCGGACCGGACCGAAGCGAAGGAGAAGCAACCGTGTCGAACCTCCGAGCGACCGCCAAGGCACACCCGCGCATCGCGGCGCTGGCGCTGTTCGTCCTGCTCGCCGTTCCGTTCGCCGCGTTCGGCGTGGGCGAGATCATCAACAAGCCCTTCGTCCAGGGCGTCCTGACGTTCCGTGGCAACGCGGAGCAGATCGACAACAACACCGACGACATGGTGGAGCTCCAGGGGACCGGGGGGACGGACAACACCGACCTCCAAATCGACCTGGACGGCACGTGGCCCGTGCTCAGTTCGCCCACGGACACGTCGCTCGAAATCGCGGAGGCGCTGATCATCGGCGGCGCGATCACGCTGGCGAACAGCGAGACGATCGACAACGCGAACGACGACTTCATCGAGTTCCAGGGAGCCGCCGGCGCGGACAACACGGACATCCGGGTGGATCTCGACGGTACGCACCCGATCTTCGATTCCCCGACGGACACGCAGATCGCCTTCGCGGAGGACACGATCGGGTTCGGCGCGACGAATGGCGAGACGCTCGTCATGTCGACGGACGACACGTTCGACTTCACGCGGGACGACGCCGGGGCCGTGACGCTGACGTGCTCGGACAACGACGTGATCTGCGCTATGATCTACGATGCCGGGGGCGCGGCGCAGATCACCATCGGCTCGGCGGACGTGACGCAGGTCGTCTTCACGGTGGACGGCACGACGGACGACGACTTCCAGGCGCCCGGCACGTCCATCGGCGCGGCGGAAGTGGTGCTCGACACGCTGACGTACGCGCAGTGGAGCGACTCGTCCGCGATCGACGCGAGTACGACCTTCACGGCAGCGGACGGGATCGGACTGACCTACACGATCTCGCACATGGCCGGCGACGAGAACTTCCTCGCCTTCAACGCGGCGCAGCTCGACGACGCGAACGCGACCGACGACCTCGACGTCATCCGACTCGCTCTCTCGTCGGAGAGCGGGGATGCCGGCGACACCTTCGAGGGCATCGTCGGGACGTGGGCGAACGGCGCGGCGAACGCCGTGCTGGACTCGTTCATCAGCTTCGACAACATGGAGACGACGGCTGCGACGGTCACGGATGCGATCATCATCACGTCGAGCGGCGTGGATGGCGGCATCGTGGACGGGCTCGACGTGAGCGCGGCGAACATCACGAACGCCGTCAACGTCGGCGTCAACCGGGTCGCTGGCGGGAACTCCGACTTCTTCCAAGCCGGAGCGACGGACGCCACGTTCCTCTACACGAGGGACACGGCCGGTGAAGTCGTCTTCCAGGGTGCAGATGACGCGGGGGCGGCGGACACGCGGTTCGACACGACGGGAGCAGGCGCGGTCTTCCTCGGCTCCGCAGATGTGACCTCGGTGACGGTGACGACGGACGCGACCGGAGACGGTAGCGACTTCGAGGTGCCGGCAAGCTCCATCGAGAGCGACGAGATCCTTGACGGAGCTATCGTCGCAGCGGACCTCGCCGACACGCTCTGCCTCCAGGTGTTCTCCGTGACGTTCAACCCGACGGAGGCGGGGGCGACCAACGACTTCGTGGCGCTCACGTCGATCGACGTGGCGACGGGCGACGCTCGGTTCTCGGCGACGGAGGGCGACCAGGACGACTTCCGGGTGCCGGTCGCCGTGACGGCGGACAACCTCGCCGTCGTCGTGGACGTGGCGCCCGGGGCCGGCAACGACGACTGGAAGGTCACGCTGCGGGACGACGGGGCAAGCTCAACGCTGACGTGCACGATCGACGAGGGGGCGACGACCTGCGCCGACGCGGTCGCCCCCGTTGCGGTCGCCGCCCTCAGCAGGCTGAACGTCCTCGTGGACTCGTCTGGCGGCGGGGCGGACCCGACGGCTGCGGCCGAGATGACGATCAGCTTCTGCCTCGGTCAGTAGCCCCATCGAGCACCCGGCCCCGGGCAGGAGGGCCACATGGCAGCCTCGACCTTCGGCGTCACCGCCGCGCTCCTCCAGTCCGACATATTCCCGCACTACACCTTCTCGGCGACCTCACACCCCACCTCCACGGCCGTCGGCACGATCATCACCCGGGCCGGAGCCGTCGTGAGCGGCCTCGTGGACGCTCGCGGCCTCAACGCTAACGCCCTCGACGCGACCGGGGAACCCATCGCCTACTACTTCTGCCAGCGCCTGACGCTGGTCGGCGCCGCGCTCGACGTGGCGCGTGCCTTCACGGGCAGCGGTGCGCCCGGCGAACTCGTGGACACGCTCCGGCGTGAGTGGATGGACGGGCTCAAGGCGCTGCGCGACCCGCAGATGGGCAAGGCGATGCTCGTGGACGCCTACGGCTCTGCGACGGCGGGGCGGATCCGCACGCACGTCCAGGACACGAGCAGCCTGCCGACCACGAGCACGGACCTCTCGATCGACGACCCGGAGTTCACGGGCGGGATGGACCTTTAGCCGTGCCCGCGTCGCGGGACGGCCTCCTAGACTTCGACTGCTCGTTCGTCGGCGGCGAGGGGGCGATCAAGCAGCACGTCTCGGACCTCGGGCTGGCGAAGGCCCGCGTGGGCGACTTGCGGCCGGCGTGGGCGGCGATCCACAACGGCGACCGTTCCAACCCGCTGCTCCGTGCGGGGAGGCTGCGGAATGGGATCACGCCCGGCGCGTCGTCGAGCGGTGGCGCGGACACCGTGCCGTTCGTCCAGATCACGCGGGAGCAGTTCGAGTCGCACGGCCAACGCGGCGGGGCGGCGTGGCCCGGCTACGACAACGAGCCTCGCTACCAGGTGATCAAGGAGAAGTACGGCGGCGGCCTCGACCGGATGCTGCGGTGGACGGAGGGGCACGAACGCCTGTTCCCGTCCCTCGTTGAGCCTGGCCACCCGGAGCACGTGTTCGAGTCGAGTCCGCTGCGGTGCAGGATGGGGACACGGGTGCCGTACGCGTTGCGGCACCAACTCGGGCAGGGCATCCAGCCGTTCGACAAGGTGCCGCTTCCGAAGCGCCCGCTGATCGCGATCACGACCGCCGACTTTGACGGGTGGATGCGGGCCATCCAGCGGCACATCGAGGGCGAGGGCGAGCTGCGGGCGGCGCGGGTGCGGCTCTAGGGCTGTGGAGGCAGGCCATGATCGAGGACTGCCTGAAGGAACTCCGCACCGCGATCCAGACGAACCTCCCGGCGCTGCTCAACGCCGAGGACGCAGCCTACGCTGCGGCCGACGCGGCAGAGACCGGCATCGGTGCCGCCATCGTGCTCGCGGACATCGCCACGATCCGGTTCGAGGAGTTCAACGAGCAGGCGCTCCAGACGCTCCCGGCGGTGGCGCTCGTCCACCGCGGGACGCAGGAAATCTACTGGATCAGCGCCCACGTGACGCTCGTCCACACGATCGACGTGAAGCTTCTCGTGGCGGACACGAACCCGATCGTGCTGGAGCGGAGGCACGCCCGCACGGCCGAGGCGCTGCGACGCATGCTCTCGGCGAACGTCGAGGGGACGGGCGTTACGTCGGACCCGATCTACCAGGTGGACGTCGTCGACTCGGTGGTCATGCCGCTTTTCAGGATCGAGCACGGGCTGGCCAAGGGCTCGCTCGTGACGATCCGGGTCTACGAGTTGGAGGACCGGCCGCGGTCGTAGCGGTGCGGGAGGAGGACGTCGTGGCGAAGCGGAAGGCGAGCGCGCCCGAGGCGCAGAGGCGCGTCCGGCGTGTGATCTACGTCCCGTCGCATCGCGTGTGGGCCGCAGCGAATCCGGCCGACCAGGGCGTCGAGGTGATCTCGTACGACGCCAGCAACCCGCCGCCGGAGGCCGTGGCCGCCGCCGGTCGCATCGTCGAGGTGGAGGGCTAGGCCGTGGCGATTCCTCGTCAGCAGTTGCTCCTGGCGGAGCGTGAGGTCGGCGGGTACGGCGTGGACCCGGTGCCCGCCGGTACGGACGCTGTCCTCGTCGTCGACGACCTCTCGATCGAGACGGGGCACGAGAGTGCGGAGATCCTGCCCGTCGACTCGTTCCTCGACGGACTCGGGCATGTGGCTGGATCCCTGATCGCCAAGTGCAGTTTCAGCGTGCCGGTACGCGGCTCGGGCGCGGCCGGGACGCAGCCCGAGATCGACGCGCTCCTCGCAGCGTGCGGGTTCAGCCACGTGAACGTGCCGGCCACGTCGGACACCTACGTCCCGGCGAACGTGTGGAACGCGACGCCGGCGAACGGCTACGTGTCGAACACGCTCTACGTCCAGGACGGCGTGCACCAGCACCAGATCCAGGGAGCTTACGGCACGTTCGGGCTCACGGCCGACCCCAACACGTTCGCCAAGTTCGCGTTTCAGCTGACGGGTCTCTACGAGCGCCCGACGGACGTGGCGACGTTCACGTCTCCGACGTTCGATACGGCACGTCCGCAGCCGTGCAGGGGCCTGACGCTCACGCTGCACGGGACGGCGGGCGGCGTGGCGCTCCGGCTCGCGTCGTTCTCGTTCGACCTCAACCGCGAGGTGCACACGGTCCCGAGCATGTCCGGGGCGTTCGGCGTCGCAGCCTTCGATCTGGGGCGGTGCGCCCCGACGGCGACGGCCGTGGTCCAGGAGCAGACGCTCGCGGGCAAGGACTGGTACGCCGCTCTGGAGACGGGGGCACTCTCGACCCTCTCCCTCGCGATCGGCGCCACAGCGGGCAACATCCTCACGATCAGCGACCCCGGCGGCACCGGCGGTATTCAGGTACGGACCTTGTCGCGCACGACCGGCCCCGGTGGCGTGATCTCGCTTGAGCTCGGCTTCTCGTTCGCGCGCTCGGCCGGCAACGACGCGATTCGGTTCATCTACACGTAGCCCCCTTCGGCGTGTGAGGCGCCGTCTCATCGCCTACCGCTCCCGGTCTCGCGCCGTCTGCCGGCCTCACACTGGCAGCGGCCTGCACGCGAGGCCGGGAGCGGGCGGCCCTCCTCTGCTCCCTCCTGTGCAGGAGGAAGGAGATCGTCCCGATGCCCCGATGGACCGATCACCGCCCCGACGGCGGCGTCTACGTGCTCAAGGCGGACCGCGAGCTTGCGCCCGAGGCGCAGGTGCGGTTCCTCTTCCGCGACCCGCTACCGTCGGAGATCGCCTCGTTCGAGGACTCGACAGGCTTCCAGACGTACGGCGAGGCCGTGATCCTCAACCCCGGCGACGGCGATCCCGTCGTGGGCCTGCGGAAGCGCTGGCACACGAACGGCGCGGCCAACAACGTGCGTGCGCTCCTCCTGTTCCTGACGGACGTGACCGGCCTCGGGCCGGACGGTCGCCCGCTCGTCTGGCCGAAGGGCGAGATCGAGGACGGCGTCGACGACTTCGGGAGGCCCCGACTGCGGAAGGCCGGCGACATGGACCGCGAGCGGTTCCTCGCGCGCTTCGCGCAGGCGGACCTCTACGAGGTGGCCGAGCACATCCTGGAGCGCGGCCACCTGACGGCGGGGGAACGGGGAAACTGACCCG